CGCACTTTTTGCTTGTAATGGTTCTAATAATACCGCTGTAGGTTCTGATGCACTCATCGCAAGCACCTCCGCAGATCACAACACGGCTGTGGGTTATCGGGCACTCACCGCAAACACCACAGGTACAGCGAATGCTGCTCTTGGGGCATTTGCCGCAGATGCAATAACAACAGGGGATAACAATACTGCTGTCGGTTATAACAGCCTTACCGTTGCAACTACTGGAGACGGTAATACTGCAATTGGTCATCAGGCACTTCTTGTAACTACTACAGCATCCAACAATACTGCTGTCGGTAAAGATGCGCTTGGCGCAAACACAACAGGTGCAAACAATACCGCTATTGGTCGTCTGGCTTTGCTTTCTGCCACAACGGCAAGCAGCAATACGGCTCTTGGATCCGATGCGTTGTACAGCACCACCACAGGTGCAAACATAGTGGCAATTGGCCGGTATGCTGGCTTCTACAATCAGACGGGCGGCAATAACGTGTATGTTGGTGGAAACGCTGCTGTGGGTGGGGCCGGATACAATGCCACAGGAAGTGACAACACCTTTATAGGCAGTAATGCGGGTTACGAAATCACAAGCGGCGAAAAGAACACCATCATTGGTCGCTACGACGGCAACGGCGGCGGCCTAGACATCCGCACATCCAGCAACAACATCGTGCTGTCAGATGGCGATGGTAGTCCTAGATTGCATATCAATAGTGCTGGCAAGGGAGCATTTGGCACAACATCTTTTGCCGCCAGTGCTGCTGCACAACTAAATCTTGCTTCAACTGGCATTGCAATTATTAATGCCGACACAAACGGCCACTATAGGTGGAACTACCAGTCAAGTGACCAAAATCACTATTGGTCAAATGGCAGCAACCAAGCGCATCTGTCGTCAGCGGGAGTTTGGACTGATGCGTCAGACCTTGCTTACAAGAAAGATATTACAGATTCCACTTATGGCATTGACACTGTAAAGGCAATGCAGCCTCGTTTTTATTACATGAAAGACGACGCCATCGAAGATGATAGCCGACATCTTGGGTTTATTGCTCAAGAACTAGAAGCGCATGTTCCAGAAGTAGTGAATGGCGAAGATGGCTCTAAAGGTGTTGCATATGGACATTTAACCGCTGTGCTGACTAAAGCACTGCAAGAGGCAGTAGCCAAAATTGAAACGCTGGAGACGAAAGTCGCCGCACTTGAAGCCAACTAAAGGAGATTAACATGGCTAGAACTACAGAAGAACTCGCACAGGACTATACCGCTATGGGTCACTCCGTTGACCTTATCAACGCCATCATTGCTGGTACACAAATGGCAGACGACACTGCCGCTGACCGTCAGGACTGCGTAGACCGCAACGTCGAACACCTTGAACTGATGGTGGCAAAGGATGACTGGGGCAGCGAAAGCATGACAGCGGTCAATGCTGCTATCACTGCGGGTAAGGGCTACACCGCTTCTTAGGAGAGTAAGTTGCCCCTTACCAAGCTACAATTTAGGCCCGGAATCAACCGAGATGTAACCTCCTATTCAAACGAAGGGGGCTGGGTAGATTGCGAAAAAGTGCGGTTCAGGCAGGGCTATCCCGAAGTTATTGGCGGCTGGGAAAAATACTCATCTAACACCTACCTTGGTACAGCCCGATCTTTGTTCAATTGGACCGCTCTAAACGGTGATGATCTGCTGGGGGTTGGAACCGAAAAGAAGTTCTATATTGAACAGGGTCAGGCTTTTTATGATGTCACCCCGATTCGGACCACAACTACGAACGGAATAACTTTTGCTGCTACAAACGGGTCTTCTACTATTACGGCAACGGATAGTACTCACGGGGCAGTTGCGGGGGACTTTGTCACTATTTCAGAGGCGGTTAGTCTGGGCGGATTAATAACCGCCGAGGTGCTCAACCAAGAGTATGAAATTGTCTCCGTACCGACCGTGAACACGTTTACTTTTGTAGCAAAGGACACCAGTGGAGCCGCTGTAACGGCAAATTCTAGCGACAGTGGTAACGGCGGATCCGGCGCGGACGCAGCCTATCAAATCAATATTGGCCTGAACACACAGGTTGGCGGCACAGGTTGGGGTGCAGGGACATGGGGTGCAGGCGGTTGGGGCGTGGCCTCTGATCAGACCACTGTGTCCGAGTTGAGGCTATGGAGCCAAGATAATTTTGGTGAAGACTTGGTTATAAACCCCCGCGATGGCAGCATCTTTTACTGGGATAAAAGTGATGCTGTGACAAACAGAGCAGTAGAGGTGGGAACTCTTTCGGGAACAACTGATACGCCTTCAATAGCCAAACAAGTCATGGTTTCCAACGACAGGCATGTAATTGCTTTTGGGTCCAATCCGTTGGGTTCTACCACTCAAGACCCGCTGTTAATTCGTTTCTCAGACAGGGAAAACATTCTTGATTGGAACCCGACCGCCACAAACACCGCGGGCGATTTAAGAATAGAGTCTGGGTCACAGTTTGTTAGAGCCATCAAAACCAAACGTGAGATCATTATCTTTACTGATAGCTCCCTGCACTCAATGCAGTTCATAGGAAGCCCGTTCACTTTTGGTATTCAGCCTCTTTCTACCAATACTACAATTATGGGCCCCAACGCTGCGGTAGCCGTGGAAGATGCGGTTTTTTGGATGGGTCGAGAGAACTTTTACTTATATGACGGGGGGACCAAACCTATACCGTGTAGCGTAAAAGAGCGCGTATTCTTTGATTTTGACTTTGCACAGACGGACAAGACTTTTGCGGGTGTAAACTCACAGTTTAACGAGGTCACATGGTTTTACCCATCAAACACTAATTCCTTGGCGAATGGTGGGACAGGCGAAAACGACCGCTATGTCACCTATAACTACCTAGAAAATACTTGGTACTATGGCACGTTGAAGCGCACCGCTTTTATTGACAGGGGCATACGTCAATACCCGATAGCCGCTGCGGACAACTACCTATACAACCACGAGTTAGGGTATCTGGACGACGGCGTGGCATTTACCTCTTCCATAGAGTCCAGCCCGATTGACATTGGAGACGGACAGCAGTTTACGTCGATCAGGCGTATAATCCCTGATTTCACCTTCAACGGGTCTACCGCAGATACCCCGAAGGTTGATGTCACGATTAGCACCAAAAACTTTACTGGTGGAGACTATTTGCAAGCTGATTTGGCAACTATTAGCCGTACATCGACATCCACCACCGTTCCTTTTGAGCAGTTTACGGACAAAGCGGACATACGGGTGAGGGGCCGCTCTTTCTCTTTGAAGGTAGATTGCACCACGGCGGGTGTTCGTTGGCGTTTGGGCAGTCCTAGAGTGGATCTTCGACCCGACGGGAGACGGTAATGGCTAACAACGTCACGCCATTTGCTCGTTTACCTAGCCCGCCACAACAAGTTGATCCTCAATATATAGCGGATTTGATACGTGCTTTAGAAATCATCTTGAAACAACTGCAAAACCCGCAGTTGAACTTTCAGGCGATACCAAGCACAGGCATTTCCAACACGTTTCTTCCGGGCGACGTATACATTGGAGATGGGGGCTTTTTAAGGGTAGCGGTTGCTACTGATATCTTTAGCGGATCCGTAAGCGGCACGGGCTCTGTTGGCACGGTAACGGTTGCAGTTTCATAGAGTAGACGTAAAACTAAAAAAAGCGTAGAGTACAACAGCACCGTAATATAGGAACGGGACATGGCACAAGCGGCGGTACAAGAGGAGATTACCTTTCCGGCGGGGGGTATTGCAGACTTCTATAGAAGTGACGAAGAACTCGCTGCAATGGACAGGGAAGACGCGAAGCGGGCTTTTGGGGGTAGCGGAATTGCTAATTTCCAAGACGTGGCCACGCGCATGGCTTCTTATGGTCGGTATGGCGACGACAAGCTTGTACACGCCGAAACAGGGGAACTGATTGTTCCTAAAGCACTTATTGAAGACAACCCGAAGCTGCGCGACTCTATATTTGATCATCTGCGCGATATGGGTATTGAGGATCCAGAGCGATATGTTGTGGGTTCAGGTGCCAACTCCATTAACCCTGACACAGGTTTGCCCGAGTTTTTCCTAAAAAAGTTGTTTAGGAAAGTATCTAGGGCCGTTAAGAAGGTTAGCAAGAAGGTCGTCAAGCTCGTTAAAAAAGCGGCTCCGATCATCATACCCCTTGCTCTAAACACATTGTTTCCGGGCATGGGTTACATTTATCAAGGTGCGCTTGGTGCGGGTATTGGCACATTAGTTCAGGGTGGAAGCATAAAAGACGCCTTTAAAAACGCTTTAATTGGTGGTGCTATTGGTGGGGCGACAGCCGGTATATCAGGTGGACTGAACGCGGCCCCCGGCCAGACTTTCTCACAGGGTGCAGTAAGCGGGATTAAGGACGCGGCTAGGTTGTCTAACCTGACCACAGCAGGTCAGCAGCTTGCTTCTGGTCAGTTTGGTCAAGCGGGTTTTGATGCAGTCACGGACGCACAAAATATCGCGGACCTCGGAGTTGTGCCGGATGCCCCCGTTAGCCCAAGTGATACGGTGGTTGCGGCAACCGCTGATCCCGCTGCCACGATTGGGGACACAGGTATTGTCAATCAAGGGCAGTCGGTTGATCTAATGGCCGCGCAACAACGCGGTCTTCCGGGACCCGAAGCAGGGTTTCAGCCTGCGGCGGACACCGCCGCTTCTACTGCTTCTACTGCTTTTGAAGGTTATGATCTGTCGCAAGCTGTGGATCTTCCACAAAAACCACCGGGTTTCTTTGACAGTATGAAGGACGCTTTTACGGAAGGTGGGAAAGGGTTTGTAGACGCTACCAAGGATGCTTTTTTACCGTCTTCGGGCGTACCAACAGTCACAGAGGTCATGGCGGCAAATCCGACTATGCCGTTAGAGGTGGCTAAACAAGTAGTGGCCGATGCAACTCCCGGCATACTTGCCAGCACCATCCCGTTGG